GAAGCCAGACCGGTGGGTCTGGCTCGTAGCTGCTACCTGGAATGTGAGAAGCCAGACCGGTGGGTCTGGCTCGTAGCTGCTACCTGGAATGTGAGAAGCCAGACCGGTGGGTCTGGCTCGTAGTCTTATTCTCGTTTTGATTGGTTCAACCACCATATCATGATCATAACCACTAGATCGGCTAGGATAATCAATATTTCGGCAATGATGATAATCAATGTAGTTGGTATCCTATGCGACCTACGTTCCAGCATGATCGGCAATTATTGCCAGAACATGTATGATCGTCGGTAGTTGTTGCTGGGCATGCCTGGCAGCCATCTGGCAAGATCGAAAGCTCAGAAAATACCATAGTGGAATTCTGGCGTTTTGAAAGTGCATCAATCATGTGAGTCGAATACCTGACAATCAAGTTTTCGGGGATATCATGCTCTCCTGCCTGGTTGATAATTGACAATTCCCGACTAGGCAGCCAAAACTTGACATTTTCGGCAAAATGAGCTATTAAGCAAATTGCTTCAAATTGTTGGTAGTCAATCAAATCACCACTATCGAACCATCGGAAGTATAGTTGTGTTTTAGACCTGAATGAATGGAATTGAAAGAACGAAGTAAAGGCTTTACGCCATATTGTGGGCGACATTTTATACATTAACCATCGACGCAATAGAGCGATTTTGACGTTTGGTCGATTGTAGTTTTTGCCCATGGCATAACAACCTGAACAAGTGGAATTCTCTATTTGACGTAGTCTAGATCCGACATTACAAAGCTGGGCAGGGGTTGACCAACTATACCATGGCATCTTTGACGGTTCTGACAATCCACCTAACCATTGTTCTGTAAAGTAGGTGATATCTTTCACGGTTTTAACATCGGTAGATGTTTTCACGGCTTCAAACGCATCAACGTAATGTGCGTGGTCTTTGTGTAGTATCATCTCTCTATAGTTGTGGTCATAGATTACCTGATCAGGCCGATCTGCGTAGGCAATTGCCAGATTATTGATTAGGTCATATTGCGGATTGTTCAAAGCTGATGCGATTTTGGTCTTCATGATCGGTGTCCTATTCTGAATTGACATACTTAGCGGAGACATTCTCCGCATACATGGATTATCGGTAGGTCCACATAAATTTTCAAGCAATTTCGACCGGATCAGCCTGGAACGTAAGTCTCTGGCCTGGTTGGTCTTTGGGGCGATTTCTGGGGGCTGGCTGGCCCCTGGAGGGGGCTGGATGGGCGAGCGTGTATCTGTGCGTGTTTTGGTATGTGTCACTGTGTCATTGTGTGGGTAACAGCGTATCTAGATCTGTGTCAGTGTATGACCTCTTGCCTACTTAGCAGGGGTGCGTGTTAGTGTAAGTGTCAGTGTGTGAGCATGTTACGATTTTGGATCTGGCAGAATGGCAGAGAAGTGGCAGAAAATGTCAACGAACTGGGCAAATATTAAACAAATTGCGAGAGAGCCAAAGTCAATAACATTGTGAAATAAAGAACGAAGTGGGGCTGGAAGGATGGGAGGTGGATGGCAGGGTGATGGGCGAGAGCCTGAAGCGAAGGTGCTGGGCTGGCTCGATTAGGCTTAATTAAGCGTGATTAGGCTCAAAGCGAGCTTTTTTAAGAATCGTGGCAGTGTGTGCATTCGCAAAATCTCTCACATCCCTGCCCAAATCATCACCAGTTTACTCATATATAACTAATCAGTTATATTCAATGTGCTTAGGCGCATCTCTGCGCCGTGTAACGTGTTGTGTAAAAAACGAAGAAGCCCAGCAGGTTGCTGGGCTTGAAATCGTGCTTGGATTGTGGCGAGCGGTATCAGATCAAGTAAAGTGGATTGGGTGCAAACTCTGGCCCCTCTCCCCACCCTGCAAGTTTTTGGACCTGCTCGAGTTCATCCTCATGGATCATAACGCTCTCGGTTGTCAGAGTGTCGCCAAAGCGTTCAGCTATCTCGGGATGATCTTCGCGTAATTCAGCCCAAAATTCGTCTGCGGAATATTCAAAATCGACCGACACTCGAAACCATGTCTCCCCGTCATGGTCAATGTAGATCAATTTCCAGTCTTGAGTGGTATCATCCAGCTTCAGGAAAACACCTTCCCACTCGCCCCAACTGCTGTCACTGCCCGACTCGAAGGCTCCGCGACCGTTAGGCCAGCGGCACATCGTACCAGTCCAAGATTGACCAGATTCATTTTCGCCTCTAACGTCCCAAATCTCGCAACCAATCTCTAACTCTGCGAGTTGATCGGGGGCGAAGCTCATGTTTTTTGCCGTCTCGAGGTCTGCTGCTGTTTCGATCTTCATCTGTCTCTCCCTATCCCGTAGATTGTAAATAGATCTGCGTATCCAGCCTGGTTATTGATTACTAGATCATTATTAGCCTGGCGGGTCGCCAGAAGTTGACCGTAATCGCTTGCATTTTCGTAAGATGACTGATCATCATCTGCTTCAAACAGGCCTTCTGACTGGCGAGGAAAATCAAACCATGCGTGCATCCTCACAAGTGTATCGGCGTGAAAATCCTGTAAGAGTTCGGGCGTGCAAGTATCTACACTGACCACTTCTGGGCCTCGAGGCGGGTGCGAAAGTTGTGGGCTGATCCACAAAATATAAAGCTGGCCGTTGTTTTTACGAAGTTCAATTGAACCGTTCATCGTCTCATCCTTCCGTTTGAGTGGTTTACCGGATTTGGTTAATAGCCTTCACGCAGGACTGCATGCTGATTAATGTAGGTGTAAACCTTATCGTGCAGCATAGCCGAATAAGTGACCCAAGCTGGCGTTGAGAGGGTCTTTGCGACAAGATCAATCACTATGGCGGCGTCAGAAGTAATGTCGGGGACCAGCAGCACAGCGCGGTTTTTGTCGTATTTGGCTTTGGACCCGTCAGCGTGCGTGACATATAGGTCTTTAGTGCCGTAGTACTTACCATCGTACTTGACATCTGTCACCGTTGGTTGCGAGTAGAGCAGACGGGAAATCTCTCTGGCCCAAAGGGGGAGTTTACTAGTGTTTCCGACTTTCTTTACGCTTTGCATCGGCTATTCCTTCTTATTGTTTGTGTTATCAATCTGATTCAATATAACCACTGACCTGGCAACAAGCCAGACCATTACTCTACTTTCACCAACATATATGTTGGAACAACCTCGGTATTCGGGAAGTTGGTATGCATCCAGCCTTTAGCCCTAATTCCGACTCGACCTTTCTCGGGCTGGTCATAGCACTCGTAGACTTTTTCCAATTCTTCTGGTCGGCAGTACTCAGGCTTGATCGTCACAAGATCGCCTTTCTTTAGATCGCTCATCTGGTCACCTCGTCTGCAATCAGGTCAATCAGTCCATTGAACCAAGCGTCCTCAACTCGCATCACCACTGGTCGCAGATAGTGTGGCTTGCACAGTCTGCAAATTGTATCCCATCTGCCTCCAGATTCGGGCGAATTGTAAAGCTCGGCACAGGTGAGGCATATAGACGCATCATCGTCCACTAGCGTGGAGTAATGGCTGACAGATATTTCGACTCGGTCTTTAATTGGATTGACTCTACATATTTGGCTCATGATCCTTCCCCTTTACTTAGAGTCGCAATAAGATTGGAAACCTTGGCCCGTTTTGAGATACCTGGTCGCAGCTACAGACGTTTCCAGACTCCATCCAAGCTCGTTGTGCAGATAATCGCAGATCGCAACTGCGGATCGTCTCTTGGCAAGATCTCTTGCCTGAGCCTTCTGACCGTTGATCAAGCTCTCTGCCATGTATTCAAACGCTTCTGATCGCTTCATGATTCGTTTTCCGTTACTTGGTTTTGGATTTCGCCGAGGACATTTCCCCGACACCCAAAATATATCGACCGGATGAGCCAGAGTCAAAAAGATTTCTCAAAAAATGTCAACGACTGTGAACCTGGCTTAACATCTTGTTTCATAGGGTTTGACGCTGGTTTGGGCCTGGATTCCAGCCTGAATATGGGTAAGCGTGTACATACGCCTATAGGCGTGCGCGGGGCAGTGTATCCATGTGAGGCAGTGTATCTGCATAAGGCAGTGTATGACACTGTATGGCTGTGGATCACTGTATCTGTAAATATCACTGTATGACACTGTATGACACTGTATCTGTATAAGGCACTGTATCTGTAAATATCACTGTATGGCACTGTATCCGAATAAGGCAGTGTATAGGTGTAGAGTGGTGTAGGACAGTGTATCAGGAGTCAGTTTACACCAGTATATAAGGGAAGCCATCTAGTGAACAAATTTATACTTTACGTTTTACGACTGTAGTAGTTTGAGTACAGAAGACGACCTTTTCCCCTACACTACACCTGACTCACATCTTGTTTCCTTTTAGGCCTTGTATGAGAATCCTCATATCACCTATCAGAAACCTGTGAATCCTGATTCACCTCAACCTTAGACATCATTTCCCACTTAAGGGAACATTCCATCTGGCTGAAAGAATCTGGGTAGTGGGCGAATACTAGGTCTGGTCAGCTTACCGATTAGACTCGTTTTAGTGTAGGGACCAAGTTGTCAGGTAAAGACAGAGCCTGGATTTGAGTGAGTCTACCCGTCAAGCCGAATGGCGATCCTCAGTTACCACTGTCCAGTGCTGACTATTCAGCGAGAGTTCGTCAAACTCTTTCCCCCTGGACACTCATCTATCACTCACTGACCCTTGCCGGAGGATCTGACCAACTTCCCAGAACTGGGTATGTATGGCAAGGAAACCTGTACTACGATATTGATCGCGTTTTTAGGCTGTCAGCGTTTTCTTGTCAAAGAGTTGAGAGATATACGACGGATGCGATCCAGTTCGCGTATAGGCGGGTGATTGACTCACCACTTATCTTGCCTCCGTCACCCAGTTTAACCGTCGGTTCATGCTGGGTAGTAGATTCAGCTCTCGCTGATGAGGGGGTTCTCGTATTCAGCACAAGGCTTAGTCCGCTCTGTTTCAACCCTGGTCTCACCATCAATTGTACATCAACACAATATCGATGTCAACGACCTACCAATCAGACTTACAAAAACGTATAAACGCCATATATCCTACCCTCCTATTAAACTATAAGCCCTTATATTATAACAGATTGGCGAGTTTTTAAAAATTATGTACATAAATTTTAGTAGGATATCTAGTCGCGTATTGACATTCGTATGTCGATAGACTAACATTCCTCCAAGGCTGGAACATGTAAGAAACGTCACACAGGGAGGATCGATGGCGAACTCGCTCAAGTACTCAACAGAATTTAACTCAGTTCAACTGGCAGTTATGAAGGGCATCCTGACAAAGAATGGATGGGAGACAGAGGATACGGTTGTCAACGGCATTGAACTCTATGCATTTGGTCATGGATACGCCATCGCTGACTGGAAAAAGATCTGGTCCGAAAGGGCTTTCCCTGAAGACTTCCCTTATATACCGATCCTCATGGCCCCTCACCATAAACTGCTGGGCAAAATCCAGCACGACATTAACCATAATCCAGACCGCAAACGCCACATGGAGAAGATGCACAGAAAGGCTTACGAGACTTACGTTGAGTCTTACCAAACAGATTGGGAGTCTCAAGACTTGCTCTCTAAATACAAAAAACTAATGAAAGAGGCTCAGGTATGAGATTCAACACAAAGATTCAGTTCACAACAGATCTCAGCGAGCCAGAGAGAGAGTATGTCAACGACTGCCTGATCTCACGTATGTATGAGTATTTCTCCCAGGAATTCAACACAGTGGCTCAAGTGGCAACAAAGTTTTGCCTGGATGGCAAAGGGGTCTGCCTGTTTGCTACCAGCTACAGAAACGAGATGGACGAGGTCATGATCATTGGCGTTGAGACAAAGGATTTAGCCACAGCCAAGTACCTTCAAGACGAGTTCCATGAATCCATGCGTGAGTTTGCTGAAGAAGATTCCGAATTTTCATCCTCCTGGGTCAACCCAGAACTTAACTGAGAGAGAGAGATATGAAGTACTATCCGATCATTAAATGCGAATTCTGCGGAGCAACGAAGACTCCGAAAGACAATTCCAGGATGAATTTCTTAGGCAGTGTCTTCGTTGAGGTAGAGTGCGAGCCTTGCAATAAAAAGAATGAGACGAAAAAGGATGTGCAATCATGATCAAGGCCACGACATATACGCCTGTTTGCGATAGAACAAAAGAAGAAGAGAACTCCACAGGCTACATCGACAAACGCACATTAAAGAATGCCTGGTGGATACTGAAAGATCGTCGCGACTGGCTTGTACACGGTGAACCACCCACAGGCTGGACAGATAAAATTGGCATGGCAAAAGAGGTGCAAAGAATCATGGATTTGATCGAGGTGCATTTTAAATCTAATGATCCCCCGAGGGAGCATTTCAAATGAACGCTGACGAAAAATGCCCTGACTGCGAAGAGGTTTGGGCTGTGTGCGAATGCGATGCTTACTGCGAAGAGTGTGGTAAACACGAAGAAAAATGCCTGTGCGTACCTGAGCCAAACTTCGATGACGAATGGGAGATCGAGACTGATGACGACGATTAAAGATCAAACGCTGCATTCCCTGATCGGCATCCAGCCGAAGCACCTGAGGCTTATCCAACTGCACCTGAACCAGTATTTCCGGTTGCTAAGTGAGCAGATGCAAGAAGGAGACGATTTCACAAAAACAACAATCTCGGAACTACGATATCTGGATGTATTGATTTCTAGCATATTCGGGGACGATTTCGACCTACCCAAGGGAAAACCCAGTGCTTGAAGCTGACCTGATCACCATCAACTCTTTGACAGTAAACGGAATCACCATTGAGTTGGTCAAAGAGATAGATTGCCCCTTGGGCCTGCCATACATCCTTCGCACAACGCCGAGAATCATGACAGGTGAAGACCCGTGCTTTTTCGGCGATTACTGGAAAGCTCAAATACATTTCAAACGAATGGTGAATCGCGTGTTACCCATGATTGAGAGGAATTGAAGATGGACAAGAGCAGAAAAATTGTATTTCACATGGCTCGTAGAGCGATCTGGGCTAAAAGAGAGTTGCGAAAATTTGACAAGTCGGGGTTTTCAAGTCCGCATATGCGATTTGCAATCCACCTGGCATCTAACGAAGCCCAAAACTGCTACCGAGTCGCCAAGATGGTTCTTAATGATGTGGAGTTTGACTAATGCAAGCACCTTTACGACTTGGAGATACTGTCCATCTGATAGGCAGCAATATTTTGGGCAAAGTCTACGGTATTGAAAGTCATGCGGATCTTCAAGGAAGGTTTTGGGTAGTCGTTACAGTCGAAGATTCGCTAGGGCATAGAACGGCATTTAGCGGACTATTCAGTGACAACTTGATCAAGGTAGAGGGTTTAAATGGTTGATTCGATCCTGGAATGGGCTTCACTAATATCCGCAATCGTTGGTTGCATGGTGACGTTGCTACTGATCGTGCTAATAGACCTCGAATATGAAACGGAAGGTGATGAAGATGAGTGATAGCGACATGGCATCAAAGCTGATAGCAGTGATTGTTGAACAACGCAACCAAATCGTTGAGCTTGAGTCCCAGATCTCCAGGATAGACAAGGCCAATACAGATCTTCTGGGCCAATACGTTGAGGCTGCGGAGCGAGCCAGGGAACTGGAGATCGAACTCAACGCAAAACCTGATCCACCAGAACCGGAGGATGAAGTAAAAACAGTTCGATGCCCAGATTGCGGAAATATCATTGAGATCGCCGCTAACAACGCAACAGCCGATGCTTATCTGGGCGACTTCAGGGTGTTGAAAACAGCTATAAGTATAGTCTTGTATGCGAAGAGGCAGCATTCAGCAGAATGGGAATTGGATCTATGCAGGAAGACAGTACTGTCGATCAGGACTTTCACCGAGGAAATTAGAAGATGGAACGGTCTTAGTACGCTTGAGCCATACAGATGGAGCAGCCTGGGATCTGGAGTCAATCACCTCATCGATAAGGAGTGGAAAAAATGAGCTTGGAGTTACTAACACCAGAAGTCGTCGATGGTTGGAAACGTGTTGCAACTGCGCAGCTGGAAAACTATCGGGAACGAATCGTTATTCCCACAACTCTATTACTCGCCATGATTAACAAGATTCAGGCTAACGAGGTTAAAAATGAACATGGTTGAACGGACAATCGTCTACGGTATTCCGGCTGATTTCTACACAGTCGAAGAGACCAGGCTGTTGATGGATGATATCATCGGTCGAAAAAAACTTGATCAGGATAAGTGGGCCGAGATCATCAGGGATGCTCGCTCGAGAATGGCCGAAAAAGAAAAAACAGATCTCCCCTTGCGCCCTGATCAATCATGAGATAGAATTCATCCGTCCCTTACCACCTACTCGAAAGGATAGAGAAATGTCATACGAAGATGAGATCGAAGAAACAGAAGAGTCGGAAAACGGATTCAATGCCCCTCGCTTCGATGAGGCTGAGGCAGAAGAGTACATGACAATCTTGATCGACTCTGTGTTTACGCCCGAAAGCCTGAGGAAACTGGGCTTTTTAGCCTTGGAAGACCTGAGGGAGCAGTACAAAAAGGCGGGTGAATGGCCCAACTGCGAGCTAAGACAGGGAGAGGACTTTGGAAAAAGATTGCTCAATCAAATCGCCTGGAAGATGAACATCTGACTTGCTAAATCCTGATTCTGCGTGTACAATATTTGCTCAGTCCTGGTCACGGACGATCAGAATCCATCAGCCCCTTGAGCTTGTTGCTTGAGGGGTTCCTTTTTTAATATGGCACATCGATTTCACGCACAGAATAGGGGTAACAGCCTCTCGGAGGTAATCTCCTGACAAAGTTACCCACATTGACCTGTTCGTCGTCCGTAGGTGGCTTTACAGGCTCGCTATTGGCAATTCCTGCCATCTTGTTCCTTCGCATAATCTCAGCAGCAAAAGCTCTAGCCCCAGGCATCCCTAGCGACTTTTTAATTTTTGCTTTCCGGCATTCCTTGCAGACAACAGCAGAGTTTCCCGCCAAAGCCTCCTTGTCATTATTGACAATAGAGACAGTGACGGTTAAGTCGTTGGTCCCACAGTAGATGCAGGAGCGTCTATCACGCCCCACAATTGTTATCCAGTTTGTCACGTCCAGCCTTTCTGGTAGATGCGGTAAATATGTCAATAGAAAGCATATCTTGGACGCAGAATATCATAATACATGTCAAACAGCAATCACTCTTCTCATATTACCGCATAAATGCGTATATCCTAACGAGATACTATCCACGCAGTCGTCATGTACATCGGCAGGAGTCCCAGTAAACGAATCGATCTCCTCGAAGCATGCATCCGTCCAGCCACCAAGAACATAGAAAATGTTTCCAGCAGATGCCGCGCGGCTAAAAGGGACTGCCCTTGTCAGCTTGTTTGACCCAGGTGAACTCCAGGCAACACGCCTTCCGGCCAGATTCTTTAGTTGATGCTGCAACAACCGTTTGCCAGCCGAGCCAGGCTCAACCTCAATCACAATCGTTGTTTCAGGTCCATCCTCATCCGATGTTTGCGAGATCTTGGGATCAACGTCCTCAGCCGAATATTGCTGGCGAATCTGATCAAAGATGATGACCTTCTCAGTACCGGGAATCAGGCCCATTAGCGTCCCTACCGTGTAATCCGACCTTCTTCCCACAGTGGCAGCACAGTCCCAACTTCGGCACATGATGAGCCTCTCGGGAATCGGTCCTTGCCATGGTCTGATCCACGATGATTTCATCAATGCTCCATCCGTATCGCAAAACAGCCCTTCGACTTCCTGCGAGTAAAATGCCCCATCATACGCTGCCTTAAGGCTTTGCACGAAGAAGTCGGGATTGAATGTGTTGGAGTAAGATGGAGCATGGATCATCTCGGCAATCCCAGCCTGGATGGCTCGGTATTCCCACCTGTTCTTCCCGCGAGGCGTAAAAGTCGCCCATAACTTACCTGGATTCTTTCTTAAGCGACCCAGCAGAACCTTATAGGTATCCTCGTCGCAAAAGCTAGCCTCATCCATGTACACAGCCCCAGCATTAGTTCCCCGCAACCTGTCCGGCTTGTCCGCAGACCTCCAGAGAATCGTCCGGTCACCCTTAACCTTGGTCTCCATCTCCGTTTTGTTATGATTCATGATCAAGCCAGACTGACCGTAAAGCTCTTCAAACATACGAAATGTGGAGTCCTTCAGGATCGTAAAAGTCGGTGCGACGACGATGGTTAGGGTTCCCTTAGGCATATTCATAATCTCAATCACACCAGCGCGAGTCTTCCCAGCACCCACTCCACCCACGAAAAATTTCTGCTTTGATGGACTGATCCAAAACTGCAACTGCTGAGGAGTAAAAGTATTGACATTATGTATCTGTTGACGACCCGTCTTCTCCTTCCGTAACTGCGAGAACAGGGAGTTCTGATTCATTCGTTCCAGCCGGAAGTCGTCCTGATCCATCGACATATTTTTTGACATTTTCGTTCCCCTGGTACTGCTTCGAGAGTTCTGAACTAATTTCTGCCAGTGTTTTCCCTGCGATTCGCTGCTCAACCTGGTCGTTCGACATCTGCCTGTCCCAGAACTGCAACTTGACCTCAGGCTTCGCGAATTCCATGCCCCTCGTACGCTCAAGCCACCATGCCGCAGGAATCCAGTTCCCCTTCTTGGCAGCGTCCAGAATCACATTTACGCACAGGTCTCGAGTCGCATTTTGGGCATTATCGAAATCTATTTTTCGCTGTGGGTTCTTCTTCATGTACAACCAGAGCGTTTTGCGGTGAACACCGATGGCTTTGGCGATTGCACTGATCTCATAGCCCATCTTTGCCGACTCAATAATCTTGGCCCAGTGATTACGTATCTTCTTCTGAGGCTGATTGTTAGCCAATCCTTTACGAGTCAGAAACGCTGGCTTTGTCGTCATCAATTCCAGGTTGGCTTCAACGTCATCACTAAAGTCGTAACGAGTATCAAGATTAGGAACCTTAACAGCCTTCTTGGGCTTAACTTTAGGAGGTGGCTCGACTTCGGTTTCAATCTCGGCTTTATGGACAGTTGTTTTCGGTGGTCGTCCACGCTTTTTAGGCGTTTCACCGGATTCAGATGGGGCTGATTTCTTTGCCATAATTGCTTGTCGCTTCCTCGATGGATTCGGGTTCCAGCGTCTGTTCAATAATGTCCACAACGATTTCTGGTACAGCACCCATTTCCGCTCCAGCAGCGATATAGAGTGCCATTTCGACAGGGTCAATCACCCTATCAGGCTCGACAACGAGAACAGATAAGCATTCATTCATATGTATATATTAACATGTTATGTCGATATAGGCAATCTAAATCGTGTTACTTTTTGTATTGACATATTCTGTGAAATTGTGTACATTTATGCCATCGGACGTTACGTCTGGTTCCACGGGTCGCCACATGGGTAGGCAAAAGGCTCAAGGGCTTTCGGATGCAGGTTCAAATCCTGTCCCGTGGATTGGCTGCCAGGTCGCATATTTCTTCGGTGTAACCCTCAAGACACGCTCGGCCTGGTCCAGCCTTCAAATCCTGAAGATCCTCCCTACCCATGGAAGGGGAATCTCTAAGGACTGCCACTTGCAACGTCATCACTATCTCGGTGCTTCGGAAATTGCCTGTATTTTAGGCATCTCGCCATTTGGCGACAAATTTAAAGTCTGGTACGGAAAAACCCATCCAAGAGAATTCGATTCAACCCCGACAGGCAAGATGCAACTGGGGCTTGATACGGAAGACTTCGTCCTCACTCAGTTTGAAAAGCGGTTCAATACGACCGTCACTCGCAAACAAGAACGCATGCGTCACTGGCTCGAAGATTGGGCTGGTTGCACTCTTGACGGTATGGCTGTTGTAAACGGCGAGAAAGCTGTGATTGAAGCCAAAACAATTGGCACATCCATTTACAACACGCCTCCCGATTACTATGTCATTCAGGTTCTCTGGCAGCAGTGGGTTGCTGGCGTTGATCAAGGTTATCTGGTCGTCTGGTCCACCAAAGATCTTGCGTTTGAATCCTATCCAATTCATATTGCAGATCACCAGGCTAAATTGACCGAAGCTGTCCAGGCTGGAAAAGAATTCTGGATGAACCATGTCGTAACCGAAATCCCACCGGAACGAAATACAACTGAGCGTCAAGACAAAGAATTACCGGAAGATTTGCTTGAAGAATATTGTCACGTTCAGGACCAGATCAAAGATCTTGGGATCAGGAAAGATATTCTTCGTCAGCAGATCGTCGAGGCGATGGGTTGTCCTAGCGAATTGAAAAGCCAGTCTTCAAAATACCAGCTTGACATCACAACGACACAGACCAAACGATTGAATTCCAAAAAACTGGAGAGTGACAATCCAGAACTCGTGCAAAATTATTTTGAAACCTCGAGCAGTCAAAGGGTAGTTGCCAAAAGATTATCTGCTCGAATTTCCTGATTTGATTTTGAAGGCCTTCTTAAACAAGTCCATCGCTTTAGGCTGACCCTTAACAGGGTTGGCCTTTTCCGTTTCTGTGGGCATATCCATGGCATGCGTATTGATCACGCAGTTTTCCCAAGGTCGTAGCTGGACGGTTGGAGCAGTATTCACTGGCTGAACAATCGCTTTTGAACCTGGAATAAGTTTACGAATTTCAGTCTCTGTTGCTGTTCCGTACCTCTCAGTCATCGCCGAAACAATCACATCGTTGATCGTTGTTCTGCCTTCCATGGAAATCAACTTTAGTTTAGCCCATAGAGCTTCCGGCATAATAATAGAGGCCCGCCGTGAGGCAGACCTCCTTCCGGTTGGATGATTATTTTTCTTGTACTTCTTGTCTGGCTTCTGAATCATGTTTCTATCCCTTTAGAGATGAGAATCCATTCTCACAAACCAGTCCATTGAAGTCAATCACGCAGCCAGTACTGAGTTACGGATTAGAGCGATCATGTCAAGTGCGGCTTCTGTGAGGCTCACAGGTCCATACTCTGTTTCATCGCTAAAAGATCCGTCCATGTGCATCAATCGCCCATCCGAAGTCGGTATCAGCCAGTTACCATCACCGTAAACGACTTCATCAGGAGATCTTAAGTAAGCCTTTATCCAGGCACAAGGCAGAGAATCATCTGCAAAGTTGCCCACCAGAGCCAGAGCGAAATCCTTATGACAAGGTTCACCCCCTCTCCAGTTCGACCAAGTCGAAACAACATGAGAATCGTTAACAATTTCAAGGCCCATACCGAAGGTCAAAGTAGACATGCAAACACTTTCTATCCTACCGAAGGTGCAAATAGGTATCGCCAGACCAAACAAACACCCATCGTGAGTGAAACAGCTTGATCTGCGCGGATGTATACTACTGAACATCGAGACACCAGTCAAGAGCTAAAGAGTGGGTATCAGGAAAAAGCCCTAAAACATTTCGTTTCTGCCGTTCCTGACCACCCTAACCTCTTTTACCTCATATTGTTAACGCGATTGCGAATTTTCGCTTCCTGCCATGGGTCAAGCTGGCTTAACCAGCCCCTTCGCTTTCATCGCCGACTCAGCCATGTACTCCTTGTCCTGGTGGACCTGTGAGTAGACCTTCATGATCATCGTTACGTCCCTGTGGCCCATCAGCTTCGCCAATGTCACAGGATCAACTCCGTTTTGCAAAGCCTGTGTGCAGTAACCTTTACGGAATGCTCCGAGGTGAATCTTGACTCCAAACTTATTGCGAAGACGAATCATCGCATCCTTTACGGAGGTCTTATTCCACGGGTTGCCCTGTGTGTTGACCATAATTGGCCCCTCAGAGCGTCCCTTGGCATAATCTGACAGAATATCCATGGCCCGATCCGATGCGATGTAGACCGTTCTGGCGTACTTCTTGCCCTTGGCCTCTGCCGCAGGGAACACAATCATTCGCTCATCCTTACGGAAGTGCCGAGCCTCGATCAGGACCAGTTCCTGAGGTCGCATACCTGTGTCCCAGGCAAGAATCATAAGATCTTTAAGCGGAGACTCAGGGATGTTGGACTCGATAAACGACCACTGCTCAGGCGTTATGTAATCTTCTCGGGCTTCGGGAGAACACTTTTCAAGATGCTCAACTGGGTCAATCTCGATCAGCCTGTTCTTTTTGGCCCAGCTAAACAGCCTTTTGATAGCCCGTGCGAAGTTGTAACGGCTGTTGGCCTTCCATGTCCGCTGGCTGGAAATCATGAGAGAAATCTGGCTCAAGCTGACATTCTCTGCCACCGTATCTCCTTTGACGTACTGGGCTAACTTATCAAAATACATACCATACCACTGCCACGTTCGCTCGGAACGAGACGTTTTCATCTCCTCAATGAAGGCATCACAGATGGTTTTGACCGTTGGCTTGTTTGATTCCTCGGGAACCCCACCAGCCATGATCAAGTGCCATTTAGCCCAAGATTCTGCCTTGCTTTCTGCCAACTTTATCTGCCGCTTACCAACTTGTAAGTACCACGCTCTACGTGATTTACGGTAGAACGGTTCATTTCGCGATTCCATAGCTTGTACTCGCATTTACTGCCAGTACAACAGAATATAGCCGATTACGAACTCTAACGTCTCGCTATAACTACTTGTGCTGTAAGGATTGGAGACGATCGGGATCGAACCGACAACCCCCTGCTTGCAAAGCAGGTGCTCTCCCAATTGAGCTACGTCCCCTTGACACGTATAACATAACAGGCTTTTCACAGCTTTTCAAGCTCAATTTCGATAAACCTAGTAAAATCCTCGGATCATGTACCCAAACTCCAAAAACCTGGCTTGGCGAAACGTCCCTAATCTCTTAGGATGTCTCATGATATTGCTAGAATTGCGAAAACCGGCGATGGTCAAAGGATGGCTAAAGCCTAGACTGATAAGGAGGTTCCAGTATGAAAATCCGTGACCCAAGAGTCATCCGTGGAATCGGTGTCATTGGCTCCCACCTTGTTAAGCACTGGGTCGGTACTCTCGATTTTCACCTCCGCTTTCGTGAACCAGAATCTAACCCCACTGTTGTTAGAAGATCAGGCCAAAGATATATTTACGCCTTCTTCCATGAGAATATCCTCTTCCCTGCCAGATACTGGAACTGGCCGTCAATGAATATTCTGATCTCAGAACACGCAGACGGTGAAATTATCACGCAAATCGTTAAAAGACTTGGGTTTGGAGTCGTTCGTGGCTCCAGTACCAGAGGTGGAGCAAGGGCCCTGATCCAGTTTCAGGCGATGGAAACTGGTAATCTGTGCGTCACTCCCGACGGACCCCGCGGGCCAAGACGACATGTCCATCCCGGACTCGTCTATCTCTCAAGCACCACAGGACTTCCGATCGTGTGTGGTGGAATGGCGTTCAAGAAGCCCTGGAGGATCAACAGCTGGGATAAATTTGCGATCCCCAAGCCTTTTTCTCCTGCCGTGGCTGTCGGGACCAAGCCCATCATCGTTCCTCCGGGAGTCAATCGCGATACGCTGGAACATTATCGGGCGATGATCGAAAAAGATATGAATGAGGTCCAGGACGAAGCCGACCAGTGGATCGAGCAGTTCTAATCTTCCTCGGATTGGAAAGGGTGGATCGAAGTGGACCCAGAACTGAGATTTGATGCCGTCG